GATTGGAGCGAGGAGAGCTTCCGCCGCGAGTGCGCGGGTTTTCTCGACGGCGACCGCGGCGTCGCTGTAAGCCGTCGTTGAGATCTTCGTCGAGTTGTCGAGAGCTGCTGGAGTCGGAGCCGTCGGAGTTCCCGTCAATGCGGGAGACGCTTTCGGAGCAAGCAACCCGTCGGCCGTTGTTCGCGCGCTCGCTTCCGCCGTGACCGCCGTTCCGCGTGCTGTCGTCTCGACCGCGACCGCCGCGTCCGCGTACGCGGTTGTCGCGAGCTTCGTCGAGTTGTCGAGTGCCGCTTGTGTCGGCGCGGTCGGGTTCCCCGTGAGCGCGGGCGAGGCGAGCGGAGCCTTCGCCGCGAGATCAGAAACCAGTCCCGTCACTCCAGATTCCGCGAGAGCCGGGATGTCCGCCGCGACCAAGTTGTCTATCGCGTTCTCGACGAATGCTGTCGTTGCAATCGTTGTTGAGTCGTCTCCGAGCGTTGCGGTCGGTGCGGTTGGGGTCCCGGTAAGAGCCGGGGACGCCTTCGGCGCGAGCAGACCTTCGGCAGTCATTGCGCGCGTCGTCTCCGTCGTGATGGCGGTCGATTCCGTCACAAGCGACGACGCGAGTGTTCCGAGATCGGTGACGAGTCCCGTGATGTCGGCCTCGGCGAGAACGATTGCGCCCGTCCGTCCGGCGACGCTCGTCACGGCCTCATAGTTGTCAACCTTGTCCCAAACGGTCCCGTCGAAGATCGCGAGGTCGCCGATGTGCCATCCGGAATTTCCGTCGAGCGTCGTTCCGCCCGCGGTCGAAACTTTGTAGAAAAATCCCTTCGTGCCGACGCCGCTCGCGAGCGCCGGGGAATTCCCGCTCGCGTCCCAAATACCCTGATATTGCAAAGCGCCCGCGATGCTCGCCGGGATCTGCGCGAGCGGAACGTGCCCGGTCCCATCGAGCGAAGCGTAACCGCTGGCCGCGCCCTTGTTGGCGGTTTTCTCCGTCGCCGCGAGGTCGGTCGTGAGGCTCGTCACATCCGCCTCGGCGAGAACGACCGCGCCGGAGCGCCCGGCGACACTCGTCACGACTGAGCCGGGGTTAATCAGAACGGCCCACGCGCCGCCTGTAAACGCGTACGCGGCGGCGTCGGCTTGTGACCATGCGAGCCAGCCTTCGGCAGGCGTGTGAAATTCCCAATAACCGAGCGGCGTCGCCGGGTCGTCCGTCGTCCAAACCGCAACCGCCTTCGCCTGCCCGCTCCAAGCGCCTGTCGGCGCGGGTCCGACGATATAGCGGTCGCCGTTCGCGGGCGAGCCGGGCGGCGCTGTAAGCGTTCGGCTTTTCACCATAAGCAGAACGAGGGCATCGACGGCGCGAAGCAATTTTCGGAACGCTACGTCATGTTGGTCACCCGTTGCCGCGCTGATAAGTAACCCGAGGTTTGGGCCGTTGCTAATCATCCTTGGAAGCCTCCGAACTCCATCCCGAAACACATCCCGAAACCGCTCATCCAGAAATTAAGCGTTCGGGTTCTACCAACCAGCGCCCCATTTACGGGCGTAATCGTGAACACGACCGGACCCGTCTCGGTCGCCGCGATCCGAGCCGCGAGCGTGAACGCGTACGCGTTGCCCGTTTGCGCGGCGAGGTTCACGATGAGCACGCCGCCGATTGTGACCGTGAGCGTGTAATTGCCCTCGATGCCGCCAGGGAAACTCGCGTCGTCCTGCCGGATGATGGCTTGCCCTTGGTTCACGCGATGACGGTCGAGCCAAGTAAAATCGGCGTCGCCGAGAATCGAAACGGGGTACCAAACGCCGTTTACGAGCACGTCGCCTGGCGGGTAAGGCAATTGCGCCCGGCTTACAGTCGTCAGACTCACGCTCGCGACTTGTGCCGCGTTGGTCGTGCCGTTCGAATTCGTGGGCAGCGCCTTTGCGGTCACGGTCACGTCCGCCGAGTACGCTCCGGCTTTGACGTACGCCGCGCCGTCGCCGAAAAACCAAACCGCCGCGCCGGGCGCATGGTCGCCGGGAAGCGTGTCCAGCAAGCCGCGAGCGATGCCCACGAGCGAATACGAACCGTCGATGTTCGCAGTCACCGTCGTAAAACTCATAACCTCATCGTCGATAAGGAAAAGATTCGACGCGCCAGCCGTGAGCGAGTCGAGGTCAACTCCCGACGACAGGACGATTCCGATTGAATCTTCCGGCCCGACTTTCATCGCGTACGCGTCGCGGAGCACGCCGAAGGGAACGAACGGCTCGCCCGAGTTCGTGAGCGCGAGCGGCCCGCTTACCGATGAGTCAATGTCGCATTCGAGCGAAAGGCCGTCGCCTCGGGCGGCGAGCATAACGACCAGGCGTTCCGCCGAGGCCAGCATCGCGTACGGAACTTCCATCAACTCCTGTGCGAGGGGCGGCGGCGGCGGTCCGGTCGGTGAAGGGTTCGTCCAACCGCCCATTGAAACCGGGGACGTATACGCCGCATAGGCAATTCCAAACTCGTCCTCGACGGCGTTTATTTCCATCTCGCCTTTTGCAAGTTCGCCGTAGTTGACGCTCGAAATCCGGTACGGGACGCGCACGAACCCAAGCGCGGTATTTGAAAAAGCGAATACGCCGCCGATGCGGAAGTCCCATCCTTTTCGGTTCACCCGGAGCCGCGCGCGTCCGAATGGGTACGAGTGCGCTTGCAGTTCGCGGCCCGCGACAATTTGCGCGATGTCCTGATTCGAGAACCCGAGGAAGTCCTGGATATCGCTTGCGAGTTGCCCGCGAGCGGCGTAGTTCGCGGTTTCTTGCGCTTGGGCAATGCGCGGCGTGAAGTATAGCGAGCGGTCGCAATACCGCACTTTGATTTCGTTCAACGTCTCGTCCCATGTGATGCGGGAAAACTCCGGCGGCGCGAGCACGTCGGCGTCGCCTATCTCGACCAGCGTTGACGGATCGTAGTCGTCGCGGATGAGTTTCAGAGTCCAAAGCCCGGTCGCGGGGTCCGTGTAGAGGACCCCGGAAATATGCCGGAGCACATCTGAGACGAACGAATCTGCGTTCCCCGCCGTGTCGATTTGCAGCGACATTCCCATCCCTTCGGTAAACAGGGTTGCCGCCGCCGCTTTGAACGCGGTCTGGTCGAACCGGGCTGCCGGGATTCCGATTCCATAGACGACGCTCGTCATCATGTCCCAAATGAGCCAAGCCGGATTGGCGTCGCCCGAAATGTTCCCGTTTCCTTGCGCGAGCGGGTCCGGGCAGCGCTTGACGACGAATGCGAACGGGTTCGCTTGGTTCGTGGTGCCGATATAAACCTGCTCGCACACCGCGTGACAATATCCGGCATAGGAAGGGACCGGAGTCGCGCCGGGCAGCTTCCCCGCGAGGTAAGCGTTTGGCGGTTGCGTCGGAGTTCCGTAATAGAACGTGAGATGCCCGGCGATGCCGCCGCCTTGCTTGTCGCCGCCAAACAGGTTCGGCGCATTCAGGGAAAGCGCCTCGTATCCAGGCCCCGAACCGATGACGGAATATGCGACGGCGCGGTCCTGCGCGTAAATCGCAGAGGGCGTCGAGACGGTAAAAGAGAACACGTCGCCCGGCTGAAAGGGCACGGTCGGGCCTTGGACGATAAGAATTGTTACGTCGGAATTTGTGAAAACAGAACCCACCGTCAAATGCCCTTGATTGACGGGCAGCGGGTCCTGCGGGCGTTGCTTGGTTATCGTGAAATTCGTCGATGTCGTCGCGGTTAAAACCATCGTGAACGGGTCGGGTCCAGGATTTCCCGAAGCCCTTTGGATGTACCCGTCGCCCGCGCACTTGCCCGCCATGCCCGAAACCGTTCCGAGGGTCGCGAGTTCGTCGATGGGGCCATGGCATAACGCGAGGTCCATTCCGAGGAAATACTTATAGCCGTACGTCGTCTTGAATCCGAACGTCATCCATCCGCCCGACTTTAGGGCGCTTGCCTTCAAATCTCCGTACCAAACAACGTTCGGGCCCGCGAGTTTCACCGTTCCGTAAACGACAGGGATCACCCGCCCTTCTTCCGCCGTGGGCAAATTGAAATCGCCGAGCGCCGAGGCGATGGCCTTGTTCGCTTTCGAAGCGAGGTACATCGTGAGCACGGTCGTTGCAACGTAAATCGCGATTTCGACTAAGAGCCAAAGCATTCAAATGCCTCTATGTGAACGGCGTCGCGAAGGGATTTTTGTCGGGAATCCATTGCCAGCCCGCGAAGTTTTGCGGGTTGTTGAATTTCGAAACGCACGTTCCGAAATCCCTCATGCAGCCCGCATAAGCCGTCAGAGCGTCCCCGACATCGAGGCCGGGGACGGCATTTATAAGCGTCACGGTTGCACCGACGTGCGCGAGAATCATCCGCCGCTGGAGTCCAAATTCCACATACCCGGCGTTGAACCATCCGTCCGGCTTTCCGGCGCACGCGGGAAGCGTGAGCACATTGCCGACGATGGCGGTCACGGTCGCATCGAGGGCGAACAGCGCCTTCGCAACCTTGCAACCCGCGTCGTAAAGAAAATGGTTGCATTGCGCCTGATAGACCTCGACGGGGACCGAATACTTCAGGACATCGTTCTCCGGCATCGCCGTGAGCTCCGCGAAGTCCCCGAAGGTCGCGGCCAGGACCCGGCCAGTGAAGATGACGACGAACTCCCCGTCGGAGCCGTGCGTCCGGTAAATCACGACGGACATCGGAGTGTCGGGAATGTACGTCTTGAACTGTTGCGGGACGGGGTTCGAGAGCGGTAGCGTGATTTTAATCTGCCCCGCCTTCGCCTCGCCCGATTGCGAAATGGCGGTCCGCTGCATGGTTTCAATCGCGAACGTTTCCCCCAGGTGAACGACCGCCGCGTCTCCCGAGGTATAGAACCATCCCGCGTCGGCGGTTTGGAACGCGTACAGCTCGACTGGTTGCCCAGCGTCGCCGCTGGTTTCCCGCGCTGCGTACGTCATGAGGGGACCTCCATCGGCAAGCTCACGAACGACAACACTCCTCTCGCGACCTCGGTCGTCTCCCAAACGCACTCGCCCGCGTCATCCGCCGCGAGCCGGGCGAAAGTTAAAAAGGAAATCAGAACAGCGGCGTCGGTCAGGTTCGCTTCAAGCGGAGTCTCGAGCGTGAGCGATTCGAAGGGCCCTCCGTCCCATGTGGCATCGACGATGCGATGGAAATATTTCGCGGAGTGGTCGAGCATCATAATTGCGATGTCGCGCCGGGAGAGGTTCCAGAACGAAAAGCGCGAATACCCGCACGCTTTGATTTGCAGGACCGTCCCGCCCGCCGACGCCGGAGCATACAAGCGGAAGTCGGCTTGCCACGTCGGCAACCAGAAGCCAACGAGCCTCCCTTTGCAGGACGCCAGGAACGAGCGAAACGCCAGGACCTCGGTCCGCTGTTCGAACAGGTACGCGAGCGTATCTATTTCGAGGGTCGTAACCCCGCTCCGGTCGATGACAGTTATTTTCCCGGTTTCGGGGTCGAGTTTTTGCAGCGAGCGCCGGAACGATTCTCGCGGGTCCGCGATGGCGTTCGGCTCCGTGTCCCATACGGTCGCGCTTCGGTAAGTCGTCATACGACCTCAACCTCGAACACGACATCGGCCTCGGCTGTATCTTG